AGGCTATTATTGAGCGCGTCAGGCTTCAGGATTCTTTATCCACCATTGGCGATGAAAAGAACGTAGTCCAGCTAAACGGCAATATCACCACATACCCATCAAACACAGCAGGGCTTGTTATCGGCCAGGGTGATTTGATAGAGGGTGCTGCGACCAATAAATCCGTTAATCTAAACTTTAAGCCTGTAGATTTAACCAACACCACGCAAACAGGGCTTGGTGTATTCTCGGTAGCATCAACATATTCATCGCTACTGTCCGGTTTTCAGCCTTCAAATGGTAATAGCTACATAATAGATAACTCGATAGAGGGCGCATCTTCATCGATCAGATTTGATGGGAGCGCAGGGAATACTAATGTGCATTCTCTTTCGGTCAGGGTTTATGTGGTTAGCGGCTCGGCTACAGTGAGGCTTTCCAATACAGGAATGGGCGGCGTTAATGTAAATGCAAACTCTGGATTTGAAAGGATATTTATAGATGGATTCACTGCCGCATCTGGCACGACTGTGAGAGTCGATGCTGCCGCTGGGGCTGTCATTGCCGTCATTGCTAATCAGCTCGAAGAGTGTGATTCGTCATCAAGTGAAATTGAGATACTTACGGGCGGCGTACCCGAAACCCGCGCCGCCGATGACGTTACAGTGACCACATTCATCAATAAGCGTGCTTATTTGGATAGTCCGGCGTCGGCTACTGCGCCTTGTGTTTTGGGTAACTTTACTAGTGGAGACTGGACTAACGGTGTCAACACATCATTAAGTAAAATTAGGTTAACTTTCCTGCCGTCGCCAGGGGTCGCTGGTAAGTATTCGATGTTGGTTGCCGCGCAATGGCTTAATGCAATTCTGACATCATCAGGCGGCCTAACTGCAAAGATTATAACCTTTGATAACACGTCCACTTTTGAGATTGAAATTATAAAAAATACAACCGGGCTTTCAGATGCTGACGCAGCACAGCAAGCATTTGAAAACACTGGCGACAGCTCAAACCCTTTCACAATAGACTTTTCACCATCCGACTATTACCCACTAGAAACCGGCGTCGGCAGCGTGCAAGAGCTTCGACTTGCTGCTAATGACATGGCTAGCGATTGGGATAATACACTTAGTGAGCAGATAGCTGTTGATGACGTGCAGTTTAAGTTTGGCGATATCGGGAAGCCATTAGACATCCAAGCCAACACAGTTAACGCTGTATTCTTCGAGTCTGGCGACGCATCGCTATATAATAACGGCTCAAATTTAGTGGCTCAAATAGGCGCTACAATGGCCACGGTCGCAATTGCAGATATCACTGCAATAAGCTCAGTATCATTTATTCGGGAGGCTGGCACTTTATACGCAGATGTCGATGGCGTTCGCGGTACAGGTGTTGCAGCTTCAGCGCCAACCTATAACGCTACAGGTAACGTATTCAGTGACGAGTCAGTAGCTAATCATTTTGAAGGCTCGCCAATACTGCCAGAAATAACAATTCTAGACTTATCATAATGCAATCATTCAACTACATAGCAATAAGGGATTAATAATGGCTGAGCTGGATAGGGTTGAATTAAAAGATAGAAGCGATTTGCTTTTCGCTGACAATACATCTCAGGATATATCGCCCCAGGATAAGCGCCAATTCGATCAAGATATGATCGACTCGAATCTGAATATAACCACTACTGATGCTCAGGTTGTTGACGGCCCCGTTGATTTTACCGGCGGGCTAACTGAGAACGGCGTAGGAGTACACGTTCTTCCAGTGGATGCGATTGTCATTAACACCCTTGAAGATTTCCCTACACCTATTGGCGGAGTCATTGAGCTATGCCCTGGCGGCCTTGACCAGTCTTATTTGGTAGCCGTAAAAAACGTGGACATATCGCCAAACGTATTTTCTATAACAACAGGTACGGCTTACTTCCGAGGCTATCACCCGAACGAATCAAGGATAACATCTAGCTCAACTGACCCACTTGTAACCGTAGACAATGGAGCCTTTAGATTTGACGATATGCAATGGGACTGCCCGAACGGTGATTTCATGGATTTCACAGGCAATGGCGTAAGCACGTTCTTTGTCTGGGGAATAGGAAATATAATCAGCTGCCAAAACGTTGCTCTTAATATCACAGGCTGTATATCCTCAACTGTTAATAGAACCGTATTCCTGGCAACTTCTGCCGGTGGTTTCTCATTTTCTGGAACTGATAATGGAATCATAAGCATAAAAGATGCCACCTTTGGCCTATCATCCGGCTTTCTTGGCTGGGAAGGGAATATGTTTGACCTTGGCACGGCTACATTTAACACCATAGAATTCAACAACAATAAAATATTCCCTCAAACTGGCGATGTATTTCTGGACGGCGCTACGTTGGGCGCTAACTTAAAAGCTGGCGGAACCGCAAACCTTACTGGCAACCTCTTTAACGGCGCAGGCAATTCAGTTGTAAATATAACCGGCCAGGATGACGGCTGGCTATTTGCTGGCAATAACTTCAATGACGGCGTGAGGAACACAAGGACTTCTGCGGATACATTTTTGACCTCATCTGAAACGGTTACAATCTCAGCAAGCGGAACATATGTTCCTGTTGAGGGAGTTAATTGGGAAAGCGATGTCGCAAACCACTTTACAGAAGATAGTGCAGGAATTTTAACCTACACAGGGAGGCCTGATTCTATTGGCGTTATGGCTACGGCAACTATAGACAAGGTTGGCGGCGGCTCTGATAAGCTATGCTGCCAAATTGCTATAGACTCAGGTAGTGGATTTGTGCCTCAAAGTAAATCAATATCCTGTACAGATAACACAACACCGGCAACAGTAGTCTGCCAGGGGCTATTCGAGCTTGCCACTGGCGATAAATTACAATTGTTCACGGCAAATACTCAAAGCACATCTAATGTAATTGTCAGTGAAGCCAACATGGTAGCGAAGTTATAATTATGGCCTTAATCGTAGAAGATGGAACAGTAGTCGCCAACGCCAATTCATACAGCACGCTTGTCGATGCTCAGGCGTTTTTAACGTCAATCGGCCTTGATGACGTGTCAATCGATGAGCCATCAATGATTCGAGCCTATTATTACGTGAATAGCTTTGAATCTAACTATCAGGGCTGCCGTATTAGCGCAGATCAGACTGGCAGCTTCCCAAGGCAAGGCGTGAGCATTAACGGCTTCCTATTGGCCTCCGATTCAATCCCTAGCCAAATCATCCAAGCCCAGGCCTATTCAGCATATTATGAATTCGTCACCCCTGGCATAACACAGCCAAACGGTAACGGGGCAGAGATTACGCACGAGGAAGTTACCGGCGCGGTGGCTATCGATTACGCTCAAAGTGGCATTAGCTCAGATACGTTCAATATCAGCACTGTTGATAACCTGCTAACACAGCTATACGGAAGTCTCGGCGCATTCATTAAAGCTGTGAGAATCTAATGGCTGGATTCGACTACAGCAGATTACAGGGTACGGCTTCCAGGCTTATCGATAGGTTTAGCGAGGTTGATATAGTTGTGACTCGCACCACAGGTACAACTGTTGTTGATGGCGTTGTGATTGATGGCAGTTCTACACCAACATCTATTGCTGCAGTGGTCAATCCTTACAACGAGGCTCAAGTAAACAACACCACAATTTTATCTGGCGATTTACAGGTAATTATTAAGCACGATTTCGAGCCATTAATGGGCGACATTTTCGATATAGATGGCAAAGACTATACTGCCATCGCCATTCAATCATACAAACCCAGCGCAACGGCCTTAGCTTACCGCGTACAGGTGAGAAAGTGAGCTTTACAGTTGATGTATCAGATTGGGTTGAAAAGGCCGGGCTTAATAATGAAAAGGTTATGCGCGGAACTTCGATTAAATTATTCAGCTCATTCATTATCGGAAGCCCAGTTGATGAGGGTACGTTTAGAAATAACTGGTTTGTTTCCGGCGTTAATCCATCAACAGAAGTTGACCCCACAGATTCAGCTGGCAGCGACCAATCAATAATAAGCAGAACGACAGGCGATATTAAAAGGCTTGTTAAATGGCAAAGCATAACCTTTACCAACAACCTACCCTATGCCAATGTAATCGAGTTTGGCGGCTTTCGCGGCAATGGCCCAAACACTGTAGGCGGATACTCTAAGCAAGCCCCTGCAGGCGTAGTAAGGGTAAATGCCATAAGATTCCAAGGCTTAATAAATGAAGAGGCGGCAAAGGTTAGATAATGGCAACCATTACCGAAATCAATCAAATACTCGTAAAGGCCGTGCAAGATGGCGCATTTGGCCTAGATATAGCATTCGAGAATATAAAGTTCGACTCAAAGCAGCAGGATTCATATCTGGCATTGTTCAACCTGAGAGCCCCCACAGTTCAGGTGGAGCTTGGCGCATTAGGTTGCGATCAACATACCGGAATATTCCAAATCGACGTTAACTATAAGCAGGGCGGCGGCATTGATGAGCTATTAGAAAAGGCTGATGAAGTTAATGCGGTGTTTAAAAATGGCGCAACTTTTGCAGGTTCCAACGAAAATGTTAATATAACAAACGTAACCGCCGAACCTGTTGCTATTGCTAGAGGCTGGGCAACAGTATCAATGACAATTAACTATTATAGTTTCACAACGAGGGTTCAATAATGACCACATGTAATAAGCCCGCTACAGGTGCGGCAAGCTCAATGTATTATGTTGAGGAAGTAACGTGCGGCGTTACCCCTCCAACACCGGCATGGAATTTACTGCGCAGGACTAGCGGTAATCTCCAGTTAACTAAGGACACATTATCAAGCAATGAATTGGACGGCTCCAGGGATCGAGCAGATACCCGATTAGGTCAAAGCCAAACAAGCGGCGATATTGCCGTGGAGATGTCTTACGGATCACACGATGATTTGTATGCAGCAGTTGTTGGCAATGACTGGGTTAGCGGGACTGATGAAGCCGGTTTAGATATCACGGTATTGGCATCAGCAAAGACATTCACTCGTGCGGCTGGAGACTTCACTGTTAACTATTCTCTTGGCGATGTTGTTAACTTCCCATCACTGGCAGGGGATAACGCACTACCTTTTGTTATTACCGCCATAACCGCTACAGTATTAACCGGAGCTGCTATTGGTGACGGTGTTCTTGCTGATGAGAGCAACACAACAACCGATATCAACGGAGCTGATAGCCTTGTAATCGGCACAACAAGCACATCGTTTTCAATCCTTGAGCAATACCCTGATTTGGATTCTGGTAACGGTGGCAACATCATCACAACAGGCGTTAAGTTTACGAACCTGTCTTTTAATATGGCTGTGAATGCACTGAATACCGCGACATTCCAAACATTGGGATTATCTCAGGATATCGATGCGTCATTACCGGCAGGCTCTACATTCCCGTCATTGACCAAAACTGAAATCTACTCAGGCGTTGACGGCACTATCCTCGAAGATAATGCGGTGATTGGATTTGTAACAGGCGTTGACTCAACAACGGATACAGAATCAAGCGCTCAGTTTGAGCTAGGTGATAACAACGTTTCGTTTATCGAGCAAGGCCGGGTGTTGTCTGACCTTACCCTGTCGACATTCTTTGTCGACTTCACTCAGCTGAGCAAGTTTGCAAATGAAACTGAGGTTTCTTTGATTCTTATGATGGAATCAGCAGACGGCCTATTATCATTCACTTACTCTCGCTGCGTTTATACCAGCGGAGCTCCAAGTGTTGACGGCCCCGGTTCAATCACTGCAAGCCTAGGTGCTTCAGCATTCGCTCCAGTGAACGGCTCAAGCATTGTTATCCAGCGTTTGACATAACCAGTTAGCAGCGTTAAATCGCAAGCGTAGACCATTGGGCGCTCTTCCGGTGGTCTATGCGCTATTCAATCTATCGCGTCGTTATCATCGTAAGATGGCTCTTTCATTCTCGCGTTATATGCAATCATGTTATTAAGTAAGCTAACGTAAGACTCTGCAGCCCTAAGAGTTTCAAGCATTTTATCCTCACCCTTATTTTCAATGGCCACCGGCACATCAATTTCACCATAATCTATCCCGTCATCACTAAACATGGTTATTTTTGCAAATAAGCCTCCTTTGTCAATCCTAATAGACGCGCACTTCAAGGCTTCTTCGATCTGATGATGCGTTGCCGAATCCATGCCGCCAGAGTATTCGATCATGCCAATGCTTCTTAAGGCTCTATTAATGAGCTGCATCGACATGTGAGCGCTAACCCCTAGAAGCTTGCCAACCTGCTTATGCGTTTTATGGTTGGACTTGTATACAGCTGCAACAATGCTCTTAAGTATTTCATTCTCATCCTTCAGCCCAATTCCCCTGTTATCCAATGACAGCTCATCGATAGATTTGATTTTAACAACTTGATCTTTCTGTCCATGAGCCTTTACGGTTACAAATTCGCCAGCTTCAGGATGCGCAGGAAAATCCCCAGACTTTCGCTCAAAACTCTTAACGTCGCACATCTGCAAAATAAAATCCCCGTGATGTTTATGCGTAATCTTAACCGGAGCTTGGACGGCAGCCTGATAAACCTCTGTTCGTTTTTCGTGCATTTCGTTTGCAGTATAAACCTTCATGGATAAACCTCTTTGTAGTCGGTTGCGTTTTTAATTATGAATTTGCCAAACCCTGTATCTATTTCCATTCCGCTTTTTAGGTGGTAATGCAAAAATGGAGTGGTTCTCGTTATTCCATTAATCGTTATGGCTGCAATTGGGCCTCGGGCAAGCTCAGGGCTGTAGCTTGTCTCTACTATGCCAACCTTTTTAAAATATCCAGTAAAAGCACACGGCTTTGTACATAGATCTGCTGACTGTGTATACACAGGCCAAGGCATCTCCTTCGCTTTATTCCTAAACCATTCAAACATCATAGTTACGCCACTCCTTCTAATTTATGGCCTAAATGCAAGGCAAGCAAAGAGAAGTCACCCTCAACAGCTTCTAAAGCGAATACCTTTTCTGTGTTTGTCTTGCCGGATAAACATATATTATTAACAATTTGAACGGCGCTTAAAACACTGCGTCCATTAAAGAAGTGCTGACTAGTCATAAATTCAAGCCAGATGGATTTATTTCCTACAAATGCATATTCCTCAACAGCTTCCTTACATTTCCTATCAAAATGCAAAAGTGATTCAATTATTTTAAATTCGTTACTCATAGTTACGCTCTATTAATCGCTGCAAATGATCTCATCTTAACCACTTGATTTGCTGCTTCCTGTGACTCGCTCCAATAGCTTCACATACTCCCTTGCTGACTGAAGGGTTCTTGTTGACTGCTCATTGCTAAGCGACTCCCTTGATAATCTTACGAGTTTTGATGAAACTATTCCGCCCCTGTTGCATAGAGAAACGCGGACTGAAAACCCGTCATCTCCTATCGATATGTCGGCTGTATTTAATGACTGAATAGAAACCCTCTCTAAATGCTCAAGCATTCTCTCGTCCTCTTCGGGCGTTTCTCTGGATAACGACCTGAGCGATCTTTCAATCATCTTCTTGGCACTGCCACCACTTATGTTAAGCAGCTCACCAACATTATCGTAAGTAAGCCCATTAGACTTATAAAAAACGGCTAGCACACCTCTAAGCCTTATGTTTTCTTTGGCTAGACCTGATAGATAAGCTTTACTTTTCGCCCCCGATAATTCTCTTTTTTCATCTGCCAACCTTTCCCGCTCGACTTTTATTTTCTTTGTTAATCTGTCTGCGGAGGCGTTTAATGCCTGTCGCTCTTCCGTCAATTTATTTATTTTAGAGTTAATCTTTTCTTTGCTGCTCATAGTTACGCTCCCGTAAGTTGTGCTTGAATCCTAATATAGTAAAATACAGAACGCAAGTTAATTCACAGGAAGAGCATTCTATGAAAGAGTTTTACACAGCAGACAATCATTCTAAAGCTAAAAAAATGCCACTAATAACTATAGATGGCAAAATATCCGATCATTATTTAATGGTTTTAGGTAAGGACTCAAAGCCAGCTAGGGAGGCGCTATCTAGAGCTAGGCGGAATGCCTTATCAGGCAGCACTGATCAGCACGACTTCTTTTATACGTGCGTAGCTGGATATATAGAATCCTGGGATTTGCCAAAAAAGAAAGAATGCACCGAAGAGAATAAGATGGAGTTTCTTAGCAAGGCTCCCTATATTGCTGATTTAACAGATATGTTTGCATCTACAAATGACAATTTCACAAAAAAGTAAACACGCTGATTGCCCACGCTTCCGGTTATTTTCCGCTACTTAAGAAGATGCCGGACGGCGCTACAAAGCTTGAGCATTTAAGGGCGGTAGGGGCTAGGGTTAAAGTGCCTGAATTGGACTACCCTGAGCCTGATGATGACGCGGTTTATCTGCTTAATCACTTTTATAGCCTTAAGCAATCAGCGGGTGTTAAGATAGGATTCACAGAGATGAAAGATTATTCGCGGTTAATGGCGTTAAACCTGCAGCCATTTGAGGTTGAAATAATTATGAACATAGACAGGATTTTTGAGGCTTCGATTCATGGTTGATACAGCTCAATTAGTCGCAAGAGTAACGACAAAGGGCGTTACTAAGGCAACGTCTGAATTAGATAAGTTTGCCGATGGAGCCCAGAACGCCGAAACTAACAGCGTTAATTTTGGCAAGGCTGCTAAAGTTGCTGGTGGCTTTGTATTAAAAGCGGCTACAGCCTATGCGGCTGCCTCTGCAGCATTGACAGCAATGGCGTTAAAGTCTGCAAATGCGGAGAGAGAGTGGCGAACACTGTCCAATATTGCCGGTGAGTCGGTTCAGGAATTTAAGGCTGCAGCTTTTGCCGTTAATCAGGTTGGCATCTCTTCTGAGAAGCTTGCCGACATATCTAAAGACACAAGGGAAAAGCTTGGAGAATTCATAGCCACAGGCGGCGGCGGGTTCAAAGACTTTTTTGAAGAGGTTGCGCCGCTTGTTGGCGTTACAGCTCAAGAGCTTCAAAAGTTATCGGGGACTGAAATATTAGGCCGCGTTAAGTCTGCGATGGATGAGGCCAATGTAAGCCTTGAAGAGCAAAGCTTTTTTCTTGAGTCGATAGCGTCCGATACAACTAACTTAATTCCGCTATTGGCCAATGAGAGCGCAGAGCTTAATAGGCTGGCCGCTTCATACTCGGCCGTTAATGACAAGCTTGAGCTTACAGTTAATCAGCAGAAGGGGCTAAGTGATTTGGCGGTTTCATTTGACTTGATGACGGTATCATCCTCAAATGCAGCAACAACAATATCAGCAACCTTAGCCCCAACTCTAAACGAGTTTTTTTCCAGTGTTACGGAGGCCGTGCCAACAGCCACGCAGGCTATTGTCGACTTCTTTAATGTATTCATAGCGGCTGAAAATTTATCAAGCATAAAGGCCGTAAACAGCGAGATAAAAGAAACTAATGAGCAAATAGAAAGGCTAAGGATAAAATCCGAAAAAGATAAAAATAGAGGCGGAATTTTAGGCGTTGCATTAGGAAGCACCGTTGATTTGGTTAGGGCTGAGGATAGGCTTGTTAGGCTTAACTCCAGACTCAAAGAATTGAATGAAGAACAGAAAAAAATAGCAGACGCAGAAATTAGGGCTTCTTCTATGATCTCAGGTGGCGACTTTGAATCGTCAAGCAGGCTTACAAAAGCCCAAGAGGATGCAGAAGAGGCTAGCCTTGAAAGGCGCAAAAGGCTGCAGCGTGAGTTTGAAGACTCCGAGCTTGAGTCTGAGCAAGCCTATTTTACAGCTAGAGAGGATGCTTTATCGTCATCACTTTCTACAATATCAACCCTTATGATGTCCAGTAATAGCGAGCTGTTTAGGATTGGTCAGGCTGCCGCATTAGCAAACGCATTTATAAATATATCCGAGGGTATTAGCAAGGCTATATCATTTGGCCCGATAGTTGGCCCTATACTTGCTGCTGGTGTTGCGGCTGCCGGTGGCGTTCAGTTGGCAGCCATAGCAGGTCAGAGTCCTCCAAGCGCCAGAGCCCAAGGCGGACAATTTGGCGCTGGTCAAGATTTACTTGTAGGCGAGAAAGGCCCAGAGCTTGTCAGGTTTGGCAGTGGAGGCAGGATAGCAAGCGCTAATGAGACTGCAGGCATGGGCGGAAAGATGCCCAACGTAACAATTATTAATCAAGGCCCGGCAAATATGGAGATTGTGACTAAGAGCGTAACTGCTGAAGATGTTGTCTTTATCGCTAGGCAGGTTATAAACCGGGATATAAGAAACCCAAATAGCGGGTTTAACAAGGGCATTGACGCCACCAGAAACGCCCAGAGGATTAGGTAGTGGCTACTTTTCCCGCTAATCTAAAGCCTACCATCTCACGCGGTTACAGCTTCGGCGCTTCTGATAACGTAATCTCAAGCGGTGGCCGTGGTGGCGTACCCAGGCAGGCTAAGGATTACAGGACGGGCCCGGTTAGATTCAATATTAATATGTCGCTCGATCCGCTAAGGCTGCAGGTTTGGCAGGACTTTTATATCGGCCGCATTCATTCTGGTTCAGCTAAATTCAACATGAACCTAGATTCTGGCCAAGGCATAGAAAACCATATTGTAATGATGGCTCCAGGCAGTATTCGCTTTGACGGCTCAAACGATCCAATCTGGTCAGTGTCTTTTGCCATAACCGCAGAAAGAACACCAATACAGGAGGCGTCTTAATGGCTGCCTTCCCTTCAAATATAAAGCCCTCTATTACCCAAGGCTATGGATTCGGCGCATCTTCAAATGTCGTTACTCAGGCGGTACAGGGCGGCGCACCTCTGCAAATGCTAGACTATGGAACCGGCCCCGTAGATTTCAGTGTGGGCTTAGTGCTGACTACGGCAACCCTTCAAGAATTCCAAGAGTTCTATTTTGATGAGATAAACGCAGGCGCTGACACCTTCACCATGAACCTTAATTCTGGCAATGGCGCAGAGCAGCATGATGTGATGATCATTCCCGGCAGCGTTAATTTTAACGGGGATAGAGCGCCGATATGGACAGCATCGTTTTCAATCACTGCCGAGACAACGCCATTTCAAGAAAACCCGTACCAAGGCAATCTATCAGACTTGTTTGCCGTTTATGGCAACGATACGCCAGCCTTACTTAATCAGCTTGAGATATTCACGCTGCAGGATTTGCCATGACTTTAGAGGATGAGCTAAGGGTTCTGCTGACAACATACCCTGAAGGCCAATTTTTAATCGAGACTTTGGAGATTTCACACTCCTTATTCACTCAGACTTTCTATTTTATGCGTGGCCGCCCAGGCATTACAGCGACACTGGAAACCGGGCAAGTCGTAAACTTTGAGCCGTCCGATATCGATATTCAGCTAAATTCAACAAAGTCCGACTTAGATGAGGATTTTAGTTTTACCCTGCCTGACTTAGATAATATTCTTGATGATCAGCTGAGCCTTATACCTCACAGTAATAAGGAAAAAATACTAGCTAAGTATCGCGTCTATATCAATGATGATTTAACTGCTCCAGCACAAGGGCCAATTAACCTTGAGGCCCTTACTATAAGCCAAGAAAAAGGCGTGTTTACAATATCTGCAGGCGCTCCACAATTAAACTGGAATAAGACAGGTAAAATATACGACTTTGAAACCTTCCCTATGATGCGCGCTCTGTGAACGTTAACAATTACATAGGGCTTCCGTATAGCTTGAGGGATATAAGCGGCTGCGTGAACTGCTGGGGGCTTGTGGCGTTAATATATAATAATGAGCTTGATAAAAGCATACCGATATTCAAATCAAAGAAGCTTGCCGGGATATCTGCGGCATTTAGCGCGGCATTTGCTACAGGTGAGCATGGGTTTTGTAATGTCGATTCTGGTATTGATTTCGATGTTGTTGTTTTTGTTAGCGATGGCGGCAGGGCTAGGGAGTTCCATTGCGGCATCATGTATAATGGCAAAGTATTGCACGCTACAAATAAAATGGGGCAGGTTGTTTATCAAACTCTGCAGCAAGCCTCAGAAGGATATAATAGGGTAGAATTTTGGCGACGATAAAACATTACCTTGAAGATGCTTTGATATCAGGCGAATTTGTCCTGCATAGCGATGTGCCCAGTGTTGGCAGATGGGTTGTTGATAACATCGAGAAGGGCCAAGCTTTTTGCATATTCAAAGGCGAGCCATGCCGGAATAATCAGATTGAAATAACACCCGAAGCAATAGCGGCTCTTGGTGATGGCGATTATGTTGTGATTAATACGCCTGCAGGGGCCACGGCGGTATTTCTAGCTATTGCCCTGGTTGTTGCTGTTGCTGTAATAGTCTTAACGCCCAAGCCTGACTTGCCTAAAAACATAAACAGAAATCAAGAAAGCCCAAACAATCAACTTGGCTCAAGATCAAATCGTCCGAGGCCATTGCAAAGAATCCCAGATATTAAAGGCGAAGTTCTATCAATTCCTGACTCTTTAATGCCGACATATTCATTATTTGAAGATGACGGAAACGGCGGTACATTTGAGGTAGAGCATGGCTATTACTGCGTAGGTAGAAAGCAATACCAAATAGAAGATGTGAAGGACGCTGATACGCCCCTTGAATTAATAGAGGGCTCAGGCGCTGGCATTTATTACCCGTTTAATAACCCAAACCAAATAGGCTCAGCCGATGTACAGATAGGCGTAGAAATAAACAGGGAGATAGTGACGCCTTACAGGGCAAGCCAAGTTGATGGCATTACGCTGCCAGCAGACGAAGCCAGTCAGGCCGTCGCCAGCCAAGATGTTATTGTGTCTAATGCCGGGCCTACTGGTATGATATTTTCAAGCAGTAGCTTTGGCGATACCTTCCAGACTGGAGGAACCGTCACCCTTTTAAATTGCATTTATGAGGGGATTAACTTAGATGGCGAATACGTGGTTTCTGAAAGGGTTGGCGATGATTTAAGAGTAACCCCAATTGTAGCGGTTCCATTTATAGGCTCGATAGACTCCGGCGGCCAGTTATTATCTGGTGTGGCATCTGACTTCACTGACTGGGTATACTTAACGGCTGCCAATGCTAGGTCTGCCATTTTCAACGTTAAAGCCCCCAATGGAATGTATAGGGATAATGGCGGCGTAAGCTTGATAGAGGTTAGCGTTGACTACGAACTAGAAGTCCAAGAGGTTGATGATACAAGCTCGCCTATCGGTGCAATATCTCAGTTTACCAGAACGATAACCGGGGCAAACCAAACCCCAAAAGGTAAAACCACAGAAATAACATTCCCATCTGAAAGAAAATTCAGGGCTAGAATGAAAAGGACTACCCCAAGAAATCTAGACCCAGGAACCACGGTTGACGGCATAGAGTGGGTTGATTTATATGCAATAGTTAGCATTCCTCCGGGCCATGATTTTGGGGATGTCACAACAATTCAGACAATGACAAGAGCGACGCCTTTTGCCACATCGATAAAGGCGAGAGAGCTTAATTGCATAGCTACGGAAATGCTCAGTGTTTACAAGGGTGATGGCGTATTTGAGCCGCTACCGTTAACTCCAAACAATAACGCCATTCAATCGTTCATTAAGGATTCGATTGATCCTGTAATAGGCAATAGAAGTCTATCTGAAATAGATGCAGACGGCTTGCTGGACATAGATACTGAGATATCTGATTACTTCGGAACCTTGGACAATAACCGATTTTCATATACTTACGACTCCACAGAAACAAGCTATCAGGACTATGCTCAGCAATGTTTGAACGCTATCAACTGCATAGGATTTAGAGATAATTCAGTTATAAAGGCCATCTTTGAAAGCCCTGTAACATCGCCTGCAATGCTGTTTACTCACAGAAGCAAGATACCCGGCACAGAGAGGTATACTAGAAACTTCAATCAATCAGAGCTTAATGATGGCGTTGAATTTAACTGGGTTGACCCGGCCACAAATACGACTGAAATCATTTACTTGCCTAGCGATAAATCTGCCGTAAACCCTAAGCAGTTTAATATTCCAGGGATACGAAATAATAATCAAGCCACAATAAGAGCAGCCAGGGAATTCAATAAAATATTAAATCAGAAGCTTACCCTTGATGTAAGCGTTACCGCAGAAGGCCGATACGTTGCCCCATTAAGCGTTATCGCGGTGGTTAAGGGTTCGCGTGTTAACACTGAGGATG